TTCTTTCTTCAAATTGTCCACGATATTTTGTACCGGCAACAAGTGATGTTAAATCCAAAGACATAATTCTTTTATCTAAAAGATTTGTCGGACATTCACCTTTATAAATCATTAAAGCAAGTTTCTCAACTAAGGCCGATTTACCAACACCAGCATCACCAACAATAACTGCGTTGTTTTTCTTTTTACGCGAAAGAATTTGTGCAATTCTTTTCACTTCTTTATCTCTACCAATAACAGGGTCAATTTTACCTTCTTCGGCTAATCTCAACAAATCTCTTGAGAAATTATCCAAAATTGGGGTGTTAGATCCTTTCTTGGTTTTCTTTGGGTTGACGGTTGGTCCGTCTTCAAAAAAATCTACTGACATGGGTAATAAGTTTATTTAGAACAAATATAACATAAATTATTCTATAAACAAAAAAAAGACAAATCGTCATTTGATATTAAAAAAATATGTCATATTGTCTAAATTAATTGGATGGCAAATTTTTTGATTATATGAAGTTATAAAAACAATATATTATGATAACATTATTTAAAGACCCCTTTTTCCAAGGATTCGATTCAATGTTTGAATCAAAATTTTTAAACACACCCGAAACTAATATTGAAAAAAACGATGAGGGTTATGTTGTATCTTTAAGTGTACCAGGTTTAACTAAGGAAGATTTAAAAATTTTAGTTAAAGAAGGTATCCTTAAGATATCTTATGAAAAACAAGAAGGAGATAAGAACCATCATTTCATTGGTTCATTTGTAAAATCCTATAACATTCCTGATGATGTTAAAGAAAAAGACATTGAAGGAAAAGTTGAAAATGGTATTCTAACTCTAACATTACCAATTGATAAGAAAAAATCATTGGAACGTTTAATCTCCTTAAACTAAAATAAATCCCGAATTTTTTCGGGATTTTTTGTTTTTTCAATTTTTTTTCGTAAATTTTATTATACAAAAATTAATTTTATGAGTATTAAAAAAGAAAAAATTGCTGGTAAGATGATTGATGTTACAATCAATTCATCAAGTTTGAAATCTGCATCTTATGATTGTTTAAATGGTAATTTAAAAATTACTTTTACAAACGGTTCAACTTACAGATACAGTGAGGTACCTTTGTCAATCTTTACAAAATTTAGAATGGCGAAATCTCAAGGTCAGTATTTCAACAAATTCATTTCTCCTAACTACATGTACAAAAAAGTTAGAAACTAATTTAAGAAGAAAAGAAAAGATTAACCCCGACATAGTTCGGGGTTTTCTTTTTGATATTTATTATCTATAATATACATTATGGGAATTATATCAGAAAAAATCGAAGGTAAATTAATTACAGTATCAATTAAATCTTCTAATTTAAAAGAAGCAATATATAACACTGAAACTGAAGATTTAACCATTACTTTCAATAACGACAGTATTTATATATACAATAAAGTGCCTTGGAATACTTTCACTAAATTCAGAATGGCGGAATCCCAAGGTAAACATTTTAACGAGAACATCGGTAAAGCACACAAATACACAAAAATAAAATGAGTCTTTTCGAAGAATTAATTGAGGATTTAGAAAATGACAAAAAAATTGTCAAATCTTTTACACCAAAAGAAACTTTATCTAATCAAATTTTTGAAGAGAAAGGGAAGGGTTATAAAATGAGAGAAGATATTAGAAAAAGACTAATTGAAATTTCTGATATTTTTATTGAAACTTTGGGTATTGAATTTTTTATACATGATATTGTATTAACCGGTTCGTTATCAAATTACAATTGGTCCAGTTTCTCTGATGTTGATTTACATATTTTGATTGATTATGATGAAATTAGTGATGGTAAATCAAATTCCATAGTCTTACATAAAATTTTTAAAGAATTTTTTGATGCTAAAAAAGATGTATGGAATGATAAACATAATATCAAAATAAAAGGATATGACGTTGAATTATATGTTCAAGATGTTGATGAAGAACATATATCTTCAGGTGTTTATTCTGTTTTACATAATAAATGGGTTGTAAAACCTAGTGTTGAAGAACCAAACATTGACGATAGAAAGATTTTAGAAAAAGGTGAAGAATACGCAAAAAAGATTGATAACCTCATCAAAAACGGTAATAATGAAAACGTATTACCTAAAATAGACGAACTTAGAAAGAAGATAAAAGATTTTAGACAAAGTGGTTTAGAATCAGGAGGAGAGTATTCATACGAGAATTTAACTTTTAAACTTCTTAGAAGAAATGGTTATATAGAAAAATTAATGAAACTTAAAACACAACTTACAGATAAGAAATTGTCCATAACACAATAACCACCCTAATTTTTTTCCGTATATCTATGTATTTATAGGATAAGAATAAGATATCTTAATTTTAGAACAATGTCAGAATTAAAACCACTTGGTAGTGAAAAATTAAATGGAGATGCAAAATTGCAGAGAATCCTTGAATTAACCTACTTCAATCAAAATAACAAAAAATCAAACTCAACTAAACCTGAATTAGTGAAAGAATCTAAGACTGGTGGTGTTTACGGTATCGTAAAAGAAAAAGACGGATACTACGTAAAAAGAGGTTTGAATGAATCATCGTTAGATTATATCGGTGGTATGTTCATGAAAAATAAGAACAAATTTTCTTCTTATGTGGAAGCATTAAAAAGAATGAACTTATTAGAAGGACAAGATAGTTTACAAGAAGCTACAAAATATGTTTTGAAACAAAACAAACCTGAAGCACCAGCTGCTCCAAGTGCACCTCAACAAGAAGCACCAGCACCTGAACCATCTTTAGATGTTCCTCCTTCTAATCCAACACCTGACATGGGTGGTGCACCTGCACCTGATGCATCGGCACCTTCAGATTCTGCACCAATGGGTGATGATATGCCACCTTCAGATGGTGGTCAACCTTCAGGTAATGAAGAAGGTGGTGAACCTAAACGTTCAGACTATATGGAAGAAATCCAAAAGTTTGCGGGTAAATTAGGTCAAGAATTAAGAGACCAACACGAAAGATTAGAAAGTGACGATATTAAATACGTTTTAAATATGGTGATTTCTGCAGTTGATTTAGAGAAATTATCAGATGAAGATATTGAAGATATTGGTAAAAAGTTTGAAAGAGATGAAAAATATGGTCAAGAAGGTCAAACTTCAGATACACCTGAAGAACAACCAAGTTCAGACAAAAACCAACCATCAGGTGAAGAAGATTTAAGTGAAAATAATCCAATGGATAAATTGGAGGCTTTTATAAATCATCCTATGGATGAAATTGATTTATCAAGTTATTCTCATGGTTCTGATGAACCAGTTCAAAATGACGAAGAATTTGATTTTGGAAATCATGCAGATTTAGAACATGGTGATGTTGATGAAGAAAAAGAATTAGATTTAGACGAAATTAAAAATAGTATAAACCAAGCGGTAGCGGAAACTTTATCGAATTATTTTAAATAATAAAATGCATTTAATCTATGTCAATGAGTTAGGTTCCGATTATAAAGGACAAAAACAGTACGAATTTATTTTTAGTACTGTTACTGAAATTGATATGGAAACTTGGTTTATAATACCATCAAACGCAACTTCATTAAGTAAATCACCTGACATAGAATATGTCAATACAGTTGGTTTATTAAAAAACACTGACTTAGATTTAGAACTTATACAAAACTCCGATTATTTCGGAGTTATTGATGCTGTAGATGGTGTAATTGCATTAGGTTGGGAGAAATTTGATTTTAGTAGTGAAGAAGAAAGATTATCATTCAGATTTGGTGAGTCCATTGAATCAGTATCAAAAAAATTAAAACAAAGAGGTTTAAACCTTTTGAAAGAGGAAGTTAAATTCAAAAACACATGAAAAGAATTGAATTAATTAAAAAATTAGTTAAAGAAGGTATGTCAGAGAAAACTTTGGCAAATTTTAGTGATAAACAAATATTCAATTTATCTCAAAGAATGTTAGGTGAAGCTAGCGTACAAACAGTTCCAACAACTGTTTATAAAATGTCAGATCCTAAAGATGCAAACGCAGTTAATAATTTATTAAATAATCCTGCCGCCGCTAAAGTTCAACAACAAAAAGGACCAATTAAAGTACAAACTTCCGAAGATAAAAAATTAAATTCGTCTGCAGGTAAAAGAGCCGACCAAGTTGCACAAGGTGCATACGATGGTAGATTTAAATCTAAGGTAGTACCTGACAAGAAAAAAGAAGCGTCTAAAAATTGGGCTAAGGATAAGAAAAATGCTATGGAGGTTAGTGAAGAAAAACCATCTGCGGGATTGAGTAAGGAAAAGAAAAGTGAAGTAGTTAAAAAAGCTAAAAAAGGTGGGGATATAGGTAAAAAAGGAAAAGGATTTGAAAAATTAGCAGATAAAGCAGCAAAAAAATACGGTAGTAAAGAAGCAGGTCAAAAAGTGGCCGCAGCTGCAATGTGGAAGAATATTCACGAAGAAAAAAAGAATATCACAAAAAATTGGGTTAAAAATTTGGTAGAAAATGAATATTTTCATAATTTTACTTCAAAAGAAGAAATTATGGAATTAATACAAGTTAAACTCAATGAAAATCAACCAGCACCGTCTCAACCAAGACCTGAAACACCTGTAAGAGAAAAACCTACAACAAAACCTGGTAAACCAAAGAGAGAGAATCCTTTTGAACCTAAGCATGAGCCAGGTCCAAAAGCGGTTAAAAAAACCGAAGAAGATTCTCAAAAAATAAAATTACCTAATGCTTTGAAATTCAATAGTATTGGTATTAAGTTTAAGGACCAAAAGTAAAATGTTAACAAAAGGAAAATTACTCAATATTTTAGAATCTAAACTTACAGAAATGCCCGTAGATTACGGAAATAAACCCGAAAGAATGTCACCTGATTTGGAAGATAAACTTGCAAACAAGGAACACCCATTTAAAGACAATCCTGCAATACCACAAACAAAACCTGAAGGACAACCTTCAAATTTTGAAGAATTAATATCATCAAAAAGATTTGCTGATGTGGTGGAAAAAGTAAAACATTTTACAAATTTACAAGGTAATATTACAACTCAAAATAGTTTTGCTCAATTACAAAATTTGATGGCAAGAGCACATTTTGATATTATTGAATTTGAAAGAAATCATAAACCCGAATTGGAACAATTGGCTTTAGACCTTGTAAAAAAGGAAATGGCTATTCCTGAAGGAGCATTTCAATATGATATTAAAATTACAGGAGACGAAGAAGAAATTTCAAAAGATGAGATGAAAATGGATTCAGAAAATCCATCAGATGAAGAAGTTGAAGAACAATTTGGTGTGTCTCCTGAACAAGCGGCAAATGATGTTCAAGAATTAATGGACGCATTTCAAGTTTTTGATGCTGAAGTTGCAAAAAGAAGATTTTTAAATGCGTTAATACAAGGTGCATCTAAAAAAGGACATTATATGTATCAACTTGTTGGTGAGAGATTGAATCAAATGGACCCAACAATTATGAACAAATATGGTACTATGATGTCAGTAAATGATTTAATGTATTGGGTAATACCTGATGAAACATTAAACATGGCACAACAATCAGGACCGTTAGCTGGTAGAGAACAAGTAAAAAAAGATACTGACCCCCCAACAATATTTGTAAGAGCCGTAAACTTCCCTGTTTTAATTCATGAATTGATTAAAGCGGTAATGGAAGCGATGGCGACAAAAGGTTTACCTGATGATAGAAAAAGTGCAGAAATGGTTATGGGTGCCGCAGATACATTACCTGCAGAAACTTGGGATTTAAGATTTGGGCCATATTTGTGGGAAAAATTAAGGTCTTCATATCCTGAAAGAATTTATCAAGATGATTTAAAACATATTCAAAATTATCTATTTGCTCGTTTTGCGGCGTTAGATACTAAAGAATTTAATGAACTTGCTAAAATGGTAATGTCAGATAATCCAAGAGGAAAACAAATCATTGAAAGAATGGTTCAAGATATTGAAAGACATTTAGCAAATGAGGATTGGGAAGAAGAACAATACAATAACGAATGGGGTGATGAAGAAAATGAACAACCTGATGTAAATTTAAAAGATTTATTGGGAGACATGGGAATATCACTACCAGATGAAGATGATGATGAAGATTAAAATACAAAAGGGAGTTTAACTCCCTTTTTTTGTATTTATACATATATGAATTCAAGAATTGAACAATTAAAGGAATTGGCGAAAATAATGAAGGATACTCCTTACGCCTTAAGAACATATCTACAAACTTTCGATAATACTCAAAAGAAATATGTTCCAATGGATTTATTTGAAGACCAAATACAATTAATTGAGGACTACGAAAAGTACAACGAAAACATTACAAGAAAATATAGACAGGCGGGTGTGACAACAGTGACTGCCGCATGGTTATCTAAAAAATTACAATTAGCTAGCCCTGATAATCCTGAAAGAGTTTTACTTATTGCGAACAAAAGAGATACTGCGGTGGAAATGGCTAATAAAGTGAGACATTTTTTAGAACAATGGCCTGATTGGATTAATGTTGGATTTTCTGTAGATAAAAACTCTGAAAGTAGATTTAGATTAAATAATGGTTGTGAGGTAAAGGCGGTTGCAACTTCACCCGATGCGTTACGTGGTTATACACCCACAATACTTGTATTTGATGAGGCAGCATATATTGAAGCTGGTGAAGATTTTTGGTCAGCGTCTATGGCGTCCTTATCTACAGGTGGTAAAATTATTCTAATATCAACACCAAATGGTTTTGATCCTATCTATTATGGTGTTTACGACCAAGCAATTCGTGGAATGAATGATTTTCATATAACGGATTTAAGATGGTTTAAAGACCCTCGTTATACTAAAGATTTACGTTGGATTAAATGTAGTGATATTCTTCATTATATGTTAAATAGAGAACAATATAACGATGATGAAGTTGTTAGATATGATTTACCTTTAAAAGATTATAACAAACATATTGAAGATGGATATAAACCATTTTCATCTTGGTTTGAAAAGATGTCTAAAAAATTTCTTTATGATAGACGTAAAATTGCTCAAGAGTTAGAATGTGATTTCTTAGGTTCGGGTGATGGTGTTATACCAAGCGATATACAAGATAATATAGCTAAAAACATGATTAGAGTTCCTAAAGAAAAATACATACAAGGAACTATGTGGCAATGGAAAGACCCAATTCAGGGACATCGTTATATTATGGGTGTGGATGTGAGTAGAGGAGATAGTGAAGATTTTTCATCAATTAATATTATTGATTTTGATGAAAGAGAACAAGTTTTAGAATATATTGGTAAAATACCTCCTGATGATTTAGCCGCTATTTGTTATAAATGGGCTGTATTATATGAGGCTTTTATAGTTGTGGATATTACCGGTGGTATGGGTGTTGCAACATCAAGAAAATTACAGGAAATGAATTATAAAAACCTGTTTATTGATGGTGTTAATACTCAAAATATTTGGGAATATAATAGGAAAGCAATGGAAAAAATACCAGGTATTAATTTCAACAACAAAAGAACACAAATTGTTGCAGCATTTGAAGAACAATTAAGAAAGGGTTTTGCCGTTCGTTCCAATCGTCTTTTAAATGAACTTAATACTTTTGTTTATCTAAATGGTAGACCTGACCACATGAAAGGTGCTCACGATGATGCTATTATGAGTATGTCTATGGCATTATATGCTGGTGATATTTGTTTTAATCAATTACAAAGAAATACAGCAAAAAATGTTGCTATGATGGAATCTTGGACATTATCTGAAAGAACCTATGAACCAAATAAATCATTCTATTCATATGGTGCTTCATTTGACCAAATAAGTTCAATGGGGATTGATAATAGAGATTTATTTTATGGTAATAATCCAATAAATGACACTAAGTCATTATATCAAGAAAATAGTTGGTTATTCGGTAGGGGAAGGAGATAAACCATACATTTTACAAGAAAAATAGTTTATATTCTTAAAGAAACTATTTATATACAATATGGCAGAACAAAATCCAACCGTCTTTCAGAAACTTACAAGAATGTTTGGTTTTCCTGGTCAAGTAAAACAGGAAAAGGCACCGACATTTCAGTTTAGTAAAGATGAGTTATTAAAAACCGATAGTAGAGAGGAGTATGAAAAAGCATTACTCCAAGCACAACAATCTCAATATCTTGCGGATAAATGGATTAAACTAGATCAATCTCTCTATAATCAATCAATTTATTACGAACCTAATAGATTAGCAGCATATTATGACTATGAATCTATGGAGTTCACACCTGAAATTTCCGCAGCTTTAGACATCTACGCTGAAGAGTCAACAACAATGTCTGAAAAGGGTGAGATATTAACAATATATTCAGAGTCAGATAGAATTAAAAATATTCTTGATGATTTATTTCATAATAAATTAGATATAAACACTAACCTACAAATGTGGGCTCGTGGTGTTTGTAAGTATGGTGATAACTTTGTATACTTAAAAATTGACCCCGAAAAAGGTATTGTAGGTGTACAACAATTACCAAATATTGAAATTGAAAGAATTGAAGGTGTGTCTTCTAAAACACCAAATGAAAGAGATATAAAAGTACCTGTAAGAGAATTAAGATTCCAATGGAAGAATAAAGATATGGAATTCCAAGCATGGGAAATAGCTCACTTTAGATTATTGGGTGATGATAGAAAACTTCCTTATGGTACTGCTATGTTAGATAAGGTTAGAAGAATTTGGAAACAATTACTTTTAGCTGAGGATGCAATGTTAATCTATAGAACATCAAGAGCACCTGAAAGACGTGTGTTTAAAATATTTGT